CAAAGAGGTGTAGAGGAGCTAGAAAATGTCATAGATATGATTGACAGTATGTATGATGGTTTTATTGTGGAGGAAATTGCAAAAGCATTGAATCAAAGAATCAAAGAACTAAAACAAGACTAAGATGGCACAAAACAAGACACTTAGCCTAATCGAGGCTATAGTAGGGACAGTGATAGGGTTATTAGTATCCTTCGTAATTCAATTGGTATTATACCCTATCCTAGACATTGAAGTTAGTATAGAACAAAACATCACAATTACAATAGTATTCTTCATAGCTAGTCTGTGCAGGAACTATGTAATCAGACGAATCTTCACTAAACTATCCTAGATGGACGAAAGAGATATAGACTACCACCTTGGTATAGGATACTGGGTACAAGTCAGCCCTTTAGCTAACGCAGGTTCAGGGTGGATATGCGGAGTGTATAAACGAGGTAAGAAGACAGGTAACTGGGTTACTGAATCCTCTAAACAATTTAAGACACCTAACGAGTGTTACAATTGGGCTGACGAAGAGATACATAATTTATTAACTAGATACAAGTAAAATGACACAAAAAGACTTTAATGACAAGACCCTTGATGCGCTAACTCAGATAACTGAGACGCTTGCAGAAACGGGGAAGGCACGTGATTCTATGTATCAATTGATACAACTTGAGAGTGCTAGAGTAGACTCAGCCGAGGATAAATTAGATATTCTTATGGGTGAGAGATACTCTCGTATTGCAAATGAAAATGCTAAGGTAGAGCAAGTAGACGAAACAGGACACTTAACATCTAGTGCGGATGATATATTCAGACTGCTGAATGCTAAGGAGGATTTCGAGGAAAGTATTGAAAACCACTTAGAAAGAGAAGAGCCTACTATAACCCCTAAAAAATTATTAAAGTTAGGCTTTATAGAGCATTATCAAGAGAATGAGGGCTATGAACCAGGTTATACCTTCTATTCCTTCAAGAAACACGGAATAGAGTTAACCTCTAGTGAGGTGGGGGGATTATTCCCGCTGTACGTATACACAGAGGGTTCTCACGAAATAAACTCCCTTAGAACATTAGGAGATTTAATCTTATCACTAACAGAACTAAGATGACAGAAAAAGCATTCCTCATAGGTTTAGGAGTCTTCGCAATACTGATAGTATTGTACGATAGATCCATAAACAAACGAAATGGCCGTTAAAGTATAGCTAAAGTATACACTATAGCCATTAACAATAAATATATTATCTTTGATTCTTTTTTCATAAGGTAAATGTAGGTAAACTATTCACACTGAACGTTAACTAAATATTAAGAAATCATTATGTATAAAGGAACATTGACAGACACAAACGACAGAAAAGCTAACGGACAACCTGCCTCAATCAAGTTCAGAGATGAGTCTATACTTGAAGTTATGACTCACTTTAGTATGCTCATAGAAGATTGTAGCCTGACTGAGATAAAAATTAAAATAGTTAAGAAAGATGGCAAAGTTTGAGTGTAAAATATGTGGATCCAAGTTAGAACTGGCTAAACATACAATGAAAGTAGAAGACGGTGTGATAGTATCACCTGACGCTATGTGTTGCAAGGCCTATATGACTGGTATTCGAGAGAATAAAGGTCTAGGAGGTATTATTAAGAAGCCTGGCGGTACAGTCAGCGGTAAAATTTAGAGTATGTTAATACCAATACTAGTAATCGTAATAACGCTTACAGCAGTAGTGCTGTTACTTAGCGGAGCATTAATCATTTGGAAAAAAGAGGTAGATGAAAGGAATAATAGCAAGCCTAATATCAGAGTCAATCAGGAAAGGGAAAAATTTAAACGTAGTTCAAAGGCTACTAAGAATAAAGCACCGGATAAAGATAAGTTTAGAGGCGTTACGAAGAAGAAAAAGAAATTTAAATCAGTAAACAAAGAGAGACATGGAGCTACCAACTAAAATAGTCCCCGCACTACGTAAATCACCGAAGAATTTGGTGATATATGGGGCCCCTAAAATAGGGAAAACATCAGCATTAGCTGAACTAGAGAACTGTCTTATCATCGATCTAGAGGACGGATCAGACTTATTAGATGCTTTGAAAGTAAAGGCACATAACTTAGCTGATCTATCTAAAGTAGGTAAAGCTATACATGCTGCAGGGAAACCTTATAAGTATATAGCTATTGACACGATCTCCAAGCTGGAAGAATGGTGCGAAGGAGAAGCTAAGCAGATTTACATGCAAACCCCTATGGGTAAAACCTTTGAGACTAAGAATCCGGGTGCATCTGTGTTGTCTCTACCTAATGGTGGAGGATACCTGTACTTGCGTATGGCGTATAAACGTTGGCTTGAAAGATTGAACACTCTGGCAGATCATATCATACTTGTAGGTCACCTCAAGGATAAGATGTTAGAGAAGAAGGGAAAGGAAGTATCTGTGAAAGATCTCGACCTTACTGGAAAGATTAAGAACATTACATGCGCTGATGCGGATGCAGTAGGATATATATATAGAGAAGATGATGTCACTATGATTTCATTTGACTCTATGGACGATATAGCTGCAGGCTCAAGATGCGCGCACTTAAAAGGAAAGACCATGCCTTTAAACTGGTCAGAAATATTCATTGATTAATTATCACACCATGATTGAAACAAACCAAGAATTAACCGTAGAAACCGCAAAAATGGCTACACCAACAACTATTACAACGTCTATGATCTTAGCAGATCTAGAGAACGGTATCGACCGTCCAGGAATCAAAGCTAAGTACGACTTAGAAGGATGGGAATTGACAGAAATGTTCAAGCACCCAGTCTTAAAAGGTAAGAAAGCAAGCAGAAAGCGTAAGATGTCTTTCACTTTTGTAGATGACACAGCAGCGTCATTAGACACTGTATCACCAGCTCAAGTAGACTTAGAAAAGTCTATTGAAGAGGTTGAGGAGTACAACGACGAACAAACAAATGCTATGGAGCAGGAGATTGAGGATCGTAATCAATTTGAAGCTGAGCAAGCAGAAGAAGACACAGCGTTTTCAGCAGGATTTGACGGAGAAGAATTTTAATTTTAAATAAACAGAAAGATGGCGATTAAATCGAATTCAAGTACAGAACAAGTAGCAGGATCAGGTATTACATTATACTCAGGACTTACTAATATGAAAGTTGTAGCAGTAAACCCTTCAATGAAGGAATTGCATGCAATGGAAATCAAAGTTAAGCAAGAGCCTAACTATTCAGTATCTTTTAACAACGAGGACTACAACAAGGTAGTATTCTGGTTAGGAAATGAAGATACAACAGTGAAGATGGAGATCCTAACTCAGCCTAAGGCTAGAGTATCTCAATCAGGTAAGAACCAATGGATCAACAATGTTGGGCAATCAACGTGGTCAGAATCGTCTCCTTCATACGAATGGTGGAAGAACGAAGGTGAGCACCATGCATTTGTTGGTGAAGAGACTCTTATTAACTTTGTTAAATCGTGGGCTAACGTAGCAAACGGTGATGAAGTTTCATTTGAGACTACTAAGAAGATAGCTAACGGAGACGTAGCAGAGATTAAAGCTCTTGTTGGAGTGTTAGGAACTAACGAAGTACGTGTACTAGTTGGTGTGAAGGATGACAAGTACCAAACAGTGTATTCTAAGCACTTTGGTCGTGTTAAGCCTCAACGTGATGACTTCTTTATCAGAAATCTTAACGATGACTATGGTTCATTCAACGCAGACTTCAATGCAGACCTTGCTTGGGGAGAACATAAGCCTACCATTAACTTGTTAGCTGCTGATGTGGGAACTAAGAAAGACGATGATGCAGACTGGTCTATGCCTGATGCACCATTAACTGAAGGAGATACTGCAAAGTCTCCATTCTAGTGATAAAATCTAGAAGTAGTGATGATCACTTGCATTCAGAAGTTATACTCGAGAAACTCTCTGAGTATGACATCTTTAGGCACTATATATCAGGGTTCAAGGAAATTGGAGCCCGTTTTAGGAGCGAGATAAGGGACGACAATGTCCCTTCCGCTGTTATTTATGTATGGAAAGGAAGGCTGTGGTATAAAGACCACGGTCATCCTGATCACTCTTTTAGTTGTCTTAGATATGTCCAACACAAATTTCAATGTGATTGGGTTACAACCTTACGTATGATAGACTCGGACTTTAATCTGAATTTAGCACATAGTAAGGGAACTGTAAAAATAGGTGAAGGAAAAAGATATGAAAAGCGAGATTTTACAGAGAAGATAACCATAATCAAAAAGAGATCAAGGGGTTGGATGCAAGCTGACGCAGATTTTTGGCGACAATTCTATATTGGTAAGGATATTTTAGTTAAATTTGGTGTTGAACCAATAAGTCATTATTGGATTAATACTCTAAGATTTAACTGTGAGACAATTACCTACGCGTATCCCTTCGGAACAAGATTTAAAATTTATGCACCTTTATCAAAGGAAGCTAAGTGGTCAAGTAATGTTTCAAGCAAGGACATCCAAGGATGGACGCAACTTCCGGCGACGGGAGATATAGTCATATTAACATCATCGCTAAAAGATATAATGACCCTGCTAGCAGTAGGGTATAATTCAGTGGCATTGCAAACAGAAATGCAAATACCTCCTGAGAATCTTATAGCCCAATTAAAGGAACGATTCAAAGAAGTACTAGTCTTATACGACAATGACTTCGATAAAGAAACAAACCCAGGGCAGATGATGGCAAGCAGAATTTGTGAAAAGTATAATCTAGTAAACATTTGCATTCCGAGTGAGTATAGATCCAAGGATCCATCCGATCTTGTAAGGAATAAGGATAGGCTTATACTAAAACAAATTATTGATGAGCAAAGAAGATCTGAACGAAAAGCTGAAGAACAATCAAGGCTACCTTAAGAAGGGTGCTGCATATTTAGCAGAAAAATTCAATGTATCAGAAGAAACAGTTAGGGCAGTTAAAGCTGAGCTACGAAATGAGGCGCTGGTACCAGAGTCAGATTCAGCTGAATTCCAAGACCATTTAAGCTCTAATGGGCTGACAATGGACGACGTGAAATCAGTTAAGTTTTGGCAAAGTGCAAGCGGTGAACAACGTTACTCTGTTGTAACCATGAACCAATGGCACGAGTTCCGAAATGTTAAGAAAGAGTTCCTAGACCTTGTAATACAGGAGTCCCCTACAGTAACTGGATATAAGTATGAGAAACACGATGACCCTGTGGCTGTCGAAATCTCACTACCGGATATTCATTACGGGAAAGTAACGGGAGAGGGACCAAGAGTAGTAGAAGATCATTTCATGAAGGCGGTAGTAGAACTCTACGGGAAGGTTGCAAACTTGAACGTTGAGAGAATTATCTTACCTATTGGAAATGACGGATTAAACTCTGAAGGTTACTCGAAGGCCACCACGGCTGGAACTCCACAAACGGATTACATGGGATGGAGAGAGTCTTTTAGAGGATATTGGAAACTGATGGACACTGCTATTACGTACTTATCACAATTTGCACCAGTAGATGTGGTTGTTATACAAGGGAATCACGATTATGAGCGTATGTTCTATATCGGTGACTTGCTACAAGCAAGATACGAGAGAAACCCCAACATAACAGTAGACAATAGCCTTGAAGAAAGAAAGTATTACCAATATGGGATAAATATGATCCTCTTCTTCCACGGGGACAAGGTGAAAGGCGATAAGATACCCCTATTAATGGCAACAGAACAGCCAATTATGTGGAGTCGTACTAAGTTCCGTGAGGCTCACCTAGGTCATTTCCATAAGGAGATGCTTAATGAGTTTATGGGAACGAAAGTTAGGTTTATCCCTTCTATTTGTGGGAACGATGAGTGGCATAAGAACAAAGGGTACATCGGTACAATGCGTGTTGGACAGGTACACATCTGGAGCAAGACACGTGGATATGAAGGTAATTTACAAACTAATATTGTAAACTATGAGCTATAAAAGAAAGTCAACCTCTAAGGTTAAAAACGCTAAGAAAAATACGTACAAAGGGATTGAGTTTCAATCATTCTTAGAACGTACTATGTACAAGGCGCTCGACGATGAAGGTATAGCTGTAGATTACGAGAAACACACCTTTACAGTGTTTGATGCTTTAGTTTATCCAATGGCCTGTTATGAAGGGACATCAAAAAAGTTGTATAATAAGGGTTCTAAAGTTAGAGCCATTACTTATACACCTGACTTTGTTGACCCGGATGGTAAATGGATCATTGAGACTAAAGGATATGCCAATGAATCGTTTCCTTTAAGATGGAAACTGTTCAAGAAGCATCTAAAAGACACTGGAAAGCAATATGTATTGTTTATGCCAAGAAATAAAGTTCAAGTTTTAGAGGTTCTAGAACTTGTAAAACAGCTTTAACTGCTATTAACTTCAATTAAGGGGCCCATTAGGGCCCTTTCTTTGTTTAAAACAATTAAAATGACAGACGAAGAAAAGAAAAAAGATCCTATAGAGGACATAATACTCAATATGAGGACAGGTACTCTAATTACAGTATTCTATGGTACGTATTCCTGTAAAGGAGTGTTTATAGGATTTAGAGACCAAACAAATAGTACGTATCCAGGCAGAAGAATGCATTACCATTCTCTTTATAATCATGACATTAGTAGTGGCACTATATGGATAAGTAAGAAACTAGAGGAGTGGAAGAAAGGTAAAGGAAGACCGTACATATCTCAAATACATTCTAATGCAGAGCATAGGGTATTCCCAATAGGAAAAGAGATGCTATCAGAGTATGAAAAAGAGTATTATAACACAGTAAAATCATTGATATGAGCATAAAAACAATTGACAGGCCTATAAAAGGTTCTGCCGGCGTAGCAAAGAAGATAAATAAAGGTGCAGAGAAAATGGTATTTGACATATTACAGTCAACCCAATATTCTATGCCCATAGCTTCTACTATTAGAGAGTTAGTGACAAATGCGTGTGATTCGCAGAGAGAGAAAGAGATTGCTTTAGAGATTCTTAAAGGTGAGAAGGTCATGGAAGACTACTACATCGAGAGAGGAGGAGAGCAATACGAAGACAGTAACTTCGATAAAACATACTATGATTTAGACAAGCTTAACCAAGATACTAATACATCTGTCCTAACATATGAAGAGCATACCGGTACTGGATACTGTGATACTTTCAAGGTTAGAGATAATGGTGTTGGTATTGGAGGTAGAAGACTTGAAGGGGTCCTTGAATTAGGGTACTCTACCAAGAGAAATACTTCAGAGAACTTTGGAGCGTTTGGTCTAGGAGCTAAGTCTGCACTATCTACTGGCGTAGATTTCTACACAATAGAAACAGTGCATAATGGGAAGAGGTTTAAGTGTAATTGTTACAATTACAAGACTGATTTCATTATACCTGCATTTAATGTGAAGGAAGGTAAGCCTAACCCGCACATTATCCTAACAACAGGGGATAAGGTCTACTATGAGGAGACTTCTGAGCTAAACTATACCGAAGTAAGCTTTGGTACTAAAAGGCACAACAGAAGCAAGTTTAGAGAGGCTATTGAAGAGCAGTTAAGTTACATAGACAATGTAGAATTCTTCATAGAGGATCACGAAGAGGAAGAAGTATACTCTAGACAGGTTCACTTTAAGGCTAACGTTGTTTACAACACTGATAACTTGATAATCTCTGACTACTCAACTTATAGTAAACCTCACATCGTGGTGGTTAAGAATAAGGCTGCAGTTACAGGTATCAACTATGGTTATGTAGACTTTAGAGAGTTAGAGATGGAGCAATTGTATGGTCCTATAGCTTTCAAATGTCCTATCAGACAAGTTGTTATGGATGACTATGGTATAGAGACTGTGCTGCAAGAAGGTGTAGATGTTACCCCATCGAGAGAGAAGGTGATATGGAATGAGACTACTAAGAGATATGTAGAAGGTGTTATCAAGTCAGCGTCTGACGAAGCAACAGAGTTGGTTCAGAAGGAGCTGAATGAGACAGATTTCTTAGCATGGATCCTTAAGTGTCGTTCTGTTATTGCTGGTAGTACTGAGGATCCTATCCTTGAGAAGCTAGGTCGTATTATAGATAAGTCTATGATAAAGCCTACATTCCCTGGGGATAAGAGAATCAGATACCACATACCATCTAGATTATTTGAAGGCTTTAAACTTACAAAGCTATCATACAAATCTTCTAACGGTAAAGGTGAAGTGTCTAGACATGAGCTTATGGGTTGGGATGGATTTGATGCTAAGCATGTATATTTTAAGGACGAAGTTCCTTTCAGTAGACTTACAGATGCTTTCATCATGAATGTTACGGACACATGGAATCATAATTCTGTGGTGGTTTTAACTAAGGATGATGTTGATGCAAAGTTCTTACCTAAGATCTCTGGTGCAACTGGTACAGCTAAAGCCGCTTTACAGAAAGAGCATAACAGAGTTAAAGCTAAGCATGCAGCAGTTATGGTGCAACTTACTAAGTCTGCAATGTATCACTCTTATGATGAGGTTGAAGTTCCTGAAGATTGGGAAGTTGAGTTCAAACAAGTTGAAGTAGCAGCTACAAACTATTCTGTTAACAGTGGATTAAGCCCTGCCGAGCGTAGAGAGGTCAACAAAACGATAGTAGCCTACACTTTAAGAGAGGATGACCGTCGTAATGATGACAAGAACTATACTTGGGATAAAGTTGAGCCTAAGCTTAAGGATCTTATGGTCACAGACAATAGGATCTATTATGGTACTAAGGCTGATGAAGAGGAGTTGCACATTGCAGCTGAGCTTCTTCGTGATATGGCTCCTACACACAGTGGTGTGTATCCATCTTCTAACCATGCTAGTTGGTCAGACCATGCTAAAGAGCCTATATATTTCTATGACTCTGCAGCTACTAGGTTCACTCATAGATCTGGCGAAAATGCAGGAAAACCTTGGACTACATACCAAAATATGGTATCGGACACTTGGGACACCCCACAGCTGTTACGTATAAGTGAGGACAAAGTTAAGCTGATGAAGAAAGGTATTAACTGTAAACACATATCAGAATTCTTTCTTCAATCAACCCCTAACAATGGATTCACTATGGACGACTCATTAATATCATGGTATACCGCTTCCAAATTGGAAGATATAAAAGATTACGACTTCTTACACGGTATGAAAGCACTTCATCCTGAACTTAAAGAGGTGTATGACAGACTTAGAGCACGTAAAGATGATACGTATTCTACCTTCAGGTTCGAGAGAATCAGAAAAACAGCAGTGATGACTACTGTAGAGAAAGTGTTTCAATTCCAGGAGTATTGCGAGTCCATAAAAGATGTGGATGATAAAGCAGCTCTGATAGAAGCCAAGAGTGCAGAGCTATTCATACTGTCCGATGTAGGAGAGAGTGTAGCTGTAAATATGAAGGAAATAGCTGAGTATGGAAACTTGAGAGAGTTTGCAGATGAAGTTAAACCTCTACTATCTTATATAGAACGTCTAACTCAATATGAAGAGATGACTCCTGAATTAGAAAAGGAAATCCTCATCTACTTGAAGGCGAAAGATAGAGATACTTGGGAAACATTAGCGTAAATCGTTTAAAATTAGTAAATTAGCAATCAATTAATACCAATAACTATGATCACAATTAACGTAATTGAAGGAAAAATCTGCGGTTCTTATGGGGATACCCCATTCGCAGTAACATACTCAGAAGACTTGTATGTTGACATGATGGACTTATCTGTTCAAATGGAAGGAGTAGAAACTATGGAGGAGTATAACGCTCTTCTAGAGGAATTCAAACCCCTTACAGTAGTGGATTACTCTTCTACAATTGAGAGTGAATGTCCAAATGTACACGTAAATCCTGCTACAGGAGAGTTCTTCTTGAAGAATGAAGGTGTTGTATCATCGATCCCTATGCCTAAGGCATTAGTGGATAGATTGTATGACTCTATGGATAAGGGAATCTCTACGGAGCCCCTTATCAAGATGTGGACTAGATGGTTGAGAAACCCTGTTCTAGCTAAGAAGTCTAAGGATGAGAGAGGAGTAGAATTCTCTAGTAAGTTCTTTAACTTTGTGAATATGATGTATGTTCACCCAACTCTAAAGAACCAGTTAATGGAAGAGGAAGGTTTATCGGAGAGTATTGCAGAAGAAAGAGCTACTATGTACCAAATGAAGATTACTCGTGAAGGGTTATTGAATGGGTACAAGGTCTCTTCAGAAGTTATGCACAAGTATGACATGGAATCCGGAGAAACAGTAGATCGCTATGCTAGAACATTCGATCCTAATACAGGAGAGATTAGTGGCGACGGTTTACCAGAGAAGGTAGAAGACAGACTATTTCAACCCGGTATTATGGGAACAAGTGGTGATGCATTCTACTGTGAGGGAGACAATGGATTTACTTCTCCAGGACACTTCATCAAGGTAGGTTGTACTCATAGATTAGCTAGTTGGGACCAAGTAAACACAGATGACAATATCTCATGTGTTAAAGGTCTTCACTTTGGTGGTCTTAAGTATATCGCGTACTACTCAGGAGAGATCCACAACATCTTTGTAGACCCTATGCATATTGGAGCAATTCCATGTGATGTAGACGGAGCTATTAGATGTAAGCAGTATTTCGTACATTCTTCTTTATCAGGAGTAAATGGATCGATTTACCACAGTTCTACGTATGCTGAACAAACAGATGCAGAATGGAACATAATGAGAGCTGAAGCTGTTCTTGTTAAACTACAAAACAAAGCTTCTATTGACAAGGAAGTTGCGGAGCTTAATGCTTTGTAGTTGTTTGGTGGTTAATTGATAAGAGGGGAGGAGAAATTCTCCCCTTTTTATGTTTAAAATTTAAATTGTTGTAAGATGGAGACTAAAAAAACGGTCCTAATAGACGGAGACAGCTTGATTTATTTCGAGATGGGGAAGGATACTTTAGAAGAAGGCATAGCTGGCCTTGATGATAGATTGAATACTATTCTAGATAAGTGCGGTACTAATAAGTACGCAGGCTTTCTGACTAGTGGGAGATGTTTCAGATATAAAACAGCGAAGACGAGAGAATACAAAGGAAACCGAAAAAAATCCAACAAACCAATAATATTTTACGCTTTAAAAGCATATTTAGAACAGACTTGGAACTTTACATACACAACAGAGCTTGAAGCTGATGACCTTGTATCGATGTATCATAAACATGATGGATCTACAGTTATAGCTAGCCCTGATAAGGATGTACTGTATCAGAATCCTGGTACTCATTTCAACTTTAGATCAGCTGAAATGGTTAAAGTATCAGCTCCTGAGGCTATAACGTTCTTATGGAAGCAAACCCTTATGGGTGATCCAACCGACGGAATCCCTGGGATACCTAAGGTAGGCGATAAGACAGCTGAAAAGTGGCTCGCAGATGTACCAATTCCTGATATGCCTGCATTTGTTTTAAATAAATATATAGAAAGATTTGGTATACAAGATGGAATTCTTAAATTTACAGAGACTTTTAACCTTGTATACATGTTAAAGACATCTGAAGAATCAGAAAGAATTGCAGGTGTACCACTGCCGGAATTAGTTACTTATGAAGTAGGTGCACCGGCTATTAAATCTGAAGAAATATGGCCGTAAAATGTTCAAATCTAATCTACACTCCAAAGACAGCGCTATCATTTAGCATTGCGGGAGGAACAAGAGACTTAACACCACACACAGTGGATGGGAAAATACTTTCCCTTGAAGGACCTGATGGATTTATAATCCACACAGGGCTAACCCTTGAAGTTAAGAAAACTTTGTATAAAATAAACTTTATAGAAGGGCAGGAGATCAATGGTAGAATAATCTACACATTATCTACTGCAAAGCCTACCAAGGCATCCTTATTCGTAACCCCAATGATGGGGGATAAGTGTGAGGACTTCTTTTGGGATAGATTATTTATGAACTGTTTTATAGCCACAGACACGGACTATTGTTGTATAGCCTTACTATTTAGATGGTCTGGCGATCCTTTATTCTTGAAGTTTGAAGGGGAACTTTCAAAGAGAAAGAATTTCAAGAGGACATACGACCCTAGTACTAACACAGTTATGTTCGTATTCGATGTTGAAGATAGACACGCTAAAGATTATGACCGCTTTACTAGAGGTAAATATTCAGAAATTAGTAGTGGGTATAAGAGGCATATGTTGGACTTCCATGGTATGAAGAAAGACAGTGAACTAGGACAGATACTATTTAAAGCCCCGGAGAGAAGAGACAGCCTAAGCGCCTTACTTGGTGTGAAGCTTGACTCCTCTTCAGAGCTTTTAAGTGTTATCAACGAGGATGATGAGACTTTTGATGAAGATTTCTATAAATGTAAAAAACAATTACGATGAGTGAGCAAGAGAAGTACGAGTTCGACTATGTAAACAAACATAGTCAGGACATGAAAGCATTATTAAAGGCACTGTCCCTTAATAATATTCTAGAAGACATCAACGATGTTATGCCTGGAAGCGATATGGATATGGATTCAGAACGCGCGGATAGATATAACCAAGGAAAGATGGCATGGGAACTAATAGACTTTGAGTCTTTAGAACCTATGGTTGAAGTCTTGATGTTTGGTGCTGAAAAGTACGCTCCTAACAATTGGAAGAAGGGTCAACCTACTTCTGAACTGTTGGGGAGTGCTATGCGCCACATTGTAGCTTACCAAGCTGGTGAGGACATAGATCCTGATAGTGGAAAGCCCCATTTAGGACATATTATGTGTAACATGATGTTCTTGGTGTTCAACAACAGGTATCGTCAAGATCTAGATGATAGAAATTAAAAAAAGGGGCCTATGTGCCCCCTTTTTATGTTGTGTTGCTTTATTATCTATGGTTTTTGTGCTGAGGATATATCTCAAGAGTTTTAACGAATCCACCTAAACCTGGTGCGAACTTCCAAGCATAGAACCAAGCCTCTGCTCTATCAGTTTCAACCCCTTGCTTACCAGTTACTCTATCCCAAAACTCATCCATAGAGTTGTTTATCAACTTTATACCATCTTGAGCTAAACCTAGTAAAGGAATACCTGTAGACCTAGGTCCTGTTAATTCAGTTAGATCCCAGAATACTGCAGTCTCTCTATATACACGTCCAAATACATTGTGAATCTTACGACCCAACCATGATTGGTTAATATCTATCTTACCGTCGTCATCCCAGTCTCCTCCCATTGCCATAAGAGTTAGCATTAACAATGCAACTGCCCTGAGCTCTGCGATCGACCCCTTAAGATTTCCACGTTTCAACTCCAAGAACTTTTGGAATGACGCTTCTTCTTCTTCCTTTGTCTTAAATGCGAATTCTTCGTTCATAGTTTGATCCACCATGAAGTTCTTAAACTCACGTCTAGCTTTACCTTCTTTTATTTTATGCGCGTTGGTAAGACCAAAGGTCCCAATATCCAACGCTATCTTACCTGCATCTACAAGTATAGCGCCTGCATACTCATGCAAAGCCCATTCAGCTGTAATAGCCTGACCTAAACTATCAAACATCTCATCAGGACCGAAGTTCCCAAAGAAACCTCTCATTGTTCCTTGATCAAAGTGCTCTAAAGTATGGTCATATCTAAGCATACCAAATCTCTCTAATGCTAAACCTGGCAACCAAGATCTATAGTGTAGGAAGAACCTGTTTATTATGGTCATCCCTGCAGTGTTTATAGACTCTGGGGATGCACTACCTTTTACTTTCGTACTCATTGTAGCCATACGAGCTCTAAAGTTGTTGAAAGCGTTTGCCTCCATCCCCGGTATCTTAACAGCGTATCTATCTGTTACCCCAAAAACAGCGTCTTTATTCTCTGTTAGCTCCATACTATCGTACATTGACAAGGTACCCTTAGGGAGCTCGTTCATACGCTTTAAATTACCATTCGCATCTACACCATGGTTTTTGGACATAGCCACGGCTAAGACAGTATCTACCACCTTATCCGCTTGTGCTAAGAATTCAAACCATCTATCACCTGTTAAGTATTTAGCCCTAACAGTAGATGCCAGCATTTCTCCCCTTCTCTTGGATTCATCCAACACAGCAAGTTGGAAATGCTCCATAATTGCTCTTACTTTTGGGTCTCTAGCTATCAAAGCTAGTTCTGCCTCTCGAACATTGGTGGTTGTTATGTGGATACCCTTTTTACCTTGGATATTTACCCCTACAATACCTGCACCTAACGCACCTAACGCTACGGGCATCTTAAGTCCTAAAGCTGCCACAGAGTGGAAGGCTTTTAGAGCTAGCATGGATTTATTGAAACTTATACCGCTCTCAGTTACACTGTCCTTAGTTTTAAGGCTTATGCCATATATAGCTTTGTCAACTAAATCAGTGAAACTCTCTGCATTAGCTTGTCCTGCATTAAATACAGTCTTAACTCTCTGATGTCCCTGCGATATAGTATTACCTCTATCGTCTTCTAGAACTGAATCGATCATGTTATCCTTAAGTATAGCCTCTATAAGTAGCATCTCATCTTGTACTTCATGCTTAAGCTCGTACTGGATTGCAGCCTGGCCAAGTAAGTAAAGTGATCTACCTAATTCATTAGACCTAAGAGATCTATCAATAACCTCATTACCTTCTGCATCTTCGGACATTAGTTCCGCCGTGTACAATCTTGGTACATGTCTTATACCTGAACCATCTGTATCGGCCTTAGCAAATTCAAGCTCATGCTCTCTAGTTTTAAATACATTTATAGCACTCTTAGATAGTGTGCTAAAAGGGTTACCATCCTCAATTACAGAGTCTACTAACGATTTATGTACATTACCTATGAACGTATGACCTAAATTCTTACCAAACCTCTTCTCAAATTCATGTACCTTCTTAACGTGGAAGTCATAGAATTGCTTTAGCTCCGGTGTATTAGCTATCTCCGAATACTCTGGAGTTATATACCCTCTGGTAGCCTCTTCGTTAATCTTTGTGAAGTAAGTCCCACCAGGTCCAACCCAAGCTTTATCCGAATTTTTAACGTCGTACTTCTCTAGCCAAGACTTCTTAGCTGATGCCGCTGCCTCAGGTGCATTTGGATACTCTTTATCTATCATGTTGAATGTAGACTTCTTCCAGTTAGAAAACTCTTTCTGGTAATACTCTTCATCTACTTGATAGTTAGCCTTCATCCATGCGTGATTACCTTCAGATATAGCTGCTTTCTTGTCCTTATAGAACTCATGCGAAAACTTAGCATATAAATTATGTGTCAATGGATTGATAAGCTTAGCGTATCCCTCTTGTATTGTCATGGATCCGGACTCTAATGCATCCATAGCTGCTTTAATCTCTCCTGCCAACGCTTTTTCAAACTCTAAGGCCTTCCCATTAATAACAACCATAGTCTCATGCATATATCTACTGTAAGCAGATGAATGTGAGGATATGTTAACATACGAGTTTAAAGCAGACATCTGTCTGTTATACTTAAAACTCTTAATACCCATAGCTCTAGCCTTGGTATCCATCCTATTTACGATGGCATCTTGAAGACTCTTGATTGTAGTTACTATGTTCCCAGTAGACGAGTTCAGTGACTCTAAAAGCGCTTTACTTTTAGGGCTCTTTGCTAGCGTCTCTCGTACTCTTTCCAACTCAGTAAATCCACGGAAGTGGACTAATTCCTTATATATAGTTAAAAGCTCTTTCTCTGATAAGTACTTAGGATTGAATTCTTCTTCACCTTTAACTGTGATGAACTCATCCTCTACACCCATACCCAAATTGGCTCTTTTTACCAGACGGTTGGCCTCAGCTAGTGCCGGCGCCACATCTTGGTGAAGTCTCAGTGTTTTAATTATACGTTGAGAAGCTTCCATTCGTTTTTCAACAGCTTCTTTATCTTTAGCTTTAGTGTGAGATAATTCATCCGCAAGCTTTCTATATCTACGCATCTCTGCCATAGATAGTTTATCAATATTCTCATCTCCGGTAAGCTCTAGCGCTACAGGGAGGTGCTCAAGAGAGTGAGAGTCATTTTTCTCATCCCCTGTCCATACATCTAGACCTTCTACAACCTCAGAAAGTTCCTTCTTTTTGTTAGTCTTGTACTTTATACCTATTGGTATGATACGAGACTGTCTAATAGAGGTTACACCATACTTAGATAGTAAAGCGTCTCTATATACACCGATCTGAGAATCGTACCCTTCGATAGAATCTGCGAACATATCTTTGGTAACCTCTAATTTCTTAGAATGTTTAGACCATGTACTATTCTTGAACGCTGTTCCCTTAAATTTATAATCATATATTGATGCAGAGTTATCACTGAACAGTACGAGTAAATCAATTGTACCCCCCATACCTACAGCCTCATCTGAAATGAACTGTTCCGGAAGTATAGTATACTTACCTTTAGGGTCTACAACCTTTTGTTGTGCGTCGATAACTGACTTCAAGTGCAGCATAGACTTATGTAATTTCTTTACATGTGCCTCTGAGAACGTAGTACCTACACTGGTTAGTATTTTCCCTATAGATCCTTTCTTGTGGAATACTACATCCACTAATTTCTCCATTATAAGGTGACCTTTAGTACCTACGGACATTCTAACTTTAGCGTTAACGTCTTGGAAAATCTTCTCCTCATCTGAGAGGTACCTCTTGGAGGTTTTCTTATTGTATATGATCGATGCAGCATCGGATGCTCTAATCTTAAGCTCTATGCCTTCGTATATAGAACCTTTCTTTCCTACGTATCTATCTAAAGAAGACTCATCTCCAGCTAACTGTACAAAATACTTCTTTAAATCCTTGGAAGTAACATCTGCTAGCTCGACTTTATCTATTTCATATCTCCCCTCAAAGTCCTTTATCATCTCGAGAGTTTCTGCCACGGTTTTATCCTGATAGAACACCCCTGTCAACTGTGCAGTCCTTGGGTCTATATTAACAGCAGACTCAAGGTCATTATTGAACATATGCATCGCCGATTTAATGAAAGGGTCTGATACTGTCTTCCCAAAAATACCGGATAACGCGTTAAGAACTCGGTTCCACCATCTTTCTAATCTCGATAGCTTCTCCTTAGATTCTAAATTGTCTTTTCCTTTTACTATATGCTCAGAGATTATCTTACCTATAGCCTCCCGCTTAATCATATCCATGTTACCGTCGTACTGCTTGTAGTAGAAGCTGTCTGGTTTGGCCATCTCTTTGAATATCTCAAAGGACTCGACCATCTTATACATGGAGTTATATAAAGGGTTCTCATCACTACGTAATATTTCCACTAAAAAGTGGGCAGCTTCTTCTGAAAGTGTAGATATATCTGCACCTTGAGTAGACAACTGTATAACTCTGTTGGTCATATCCGCCAACCCCATAGCACTCACAGGGTTACCTGATTCATCCTTAAGTACGTCAACTTCTCTAACCTCTACCCCTATTTTCATAAGGAAATAATCAAGACTGTTTTCCAAGGTGTCTGAAGTCTCTTTAAGTTTAACTTGATGCCCAAGTTCCCCCCAAGAATTCATATCCGCGTGGACATTGTCTAGGATTTTAGTAACTATGGTACTGTTAATAGTAGGCTCAGATTCAAGCTCTATCTTATCAGAGACATGAGTTGCCTGCAGGTATGCTGCAAGGGCTACGTCTTCAAACGCTCCGTCGTGGATAGATTGGTTTATCTCTTCGTACAAAGTAGAGGGCCGTCCATACTTATCATTGACTTGTTCTATAGATCCCTCATTATTTCTAGTTATTCTGCACGACATATTATTTACATTTTAATTGTTCTGTTAGGTTTGATAGGTCCTGTGAAGGAGGGGCTGTTTCAGCTTCCATAGCCTTCTTATACTCTGATGATTCTTGAACAAACCCTGTATTACCAGGAGCCTGCACATCTAATTTTGATATAAATAAAGGACTCTTATCAGCAAAGAAGGCCTTTAAATCAGGAGTCTTATTAGCCTGAGCTAATGAAGAGAACCCTAAAGCTTTAGCTAAAGTAGCTTTATCCCATCTAGCACCAGTTGGAGACTTTCCTAAGCTTCCAGACTTTATAACTTCAGAGCTATTCCCTCTGGATGCGTACTTCACATCTATTAACGCCTGGTTACCTAAAGAATACAAACCATTTGCAACCCTACTAGAGGAGTAATGCATATTCTTAGTTCCCTTGAGTATCTTTCTAGATAAATCTACATTGTTAGTCAAAAGACCTAATGGAGATTCTATTGCATTTGTCAGTATGATACTTGTTGAACCTACCGCTTCCAATAGTTTACCCTTAACTCCCATCTTACCAGCTCTTAGCCAGTCATCACCTTTTCTATTTCTTGTGAAATGTGAGTACGAATATACTTCCCCCACCTTTCTAGACAAAGTTAGTGAATTTTTCTTTACCCATGGAAATGCATTAGCGTCAGCCTTTATTTCATCGGCATGGAATATAGCAGATTTGCTATCACCTACATACACTTGGTGTGAGATCACAGAGTTGTGCCAATTATTATCCAAGAAAGAGTGCCAAAGTCTTTTAGCTTTTCCTCCTACATCTGAAGAGTTTAAGAACCCGTCGAATACATTCTTAGTTATAGCAGCAACATCTGCAGGTGGTATGATTGCAGCAAAAGAATTCTGACTGTAATCTACACCTGATTGTAATACACTGAATATAACTAGGTCTTGGTGAATATCTGGTGCCAGTAAACGTAAGTCCTCGAAAGATTCTTTCAAGATGTCTACCATACCAATATCATATTTCCCTCTATGCAGCTTCAACCCATCTACGGTAGCCATAGTAGTACCCATTATGTATGGATCTAATAATGGAAGTAGAGAATCTATCACTAAGTTTTGTACTTCTCCAGACTTCTGTAGAGCATCTATACGTCGTGGTAAACTATTCGGGCCTTGGAACAATCGAGCTCTCATATCAGAGATAGTTTCCTCCCCATAAGTAGCACTCTGTATTAAGTTAGCTGTTATGAAATTATCAAATCTATTTAGAGTGTAAGTAATATCATCTCTAGATAAACCGGACTCTATCATGTCATACGCTTTACCAATAAAAACCTCTCTAAGCGCTGTAGATGTGTTCTTCAGATCTACAGATTCTAATAGTTTTGTAGATGATTTTATAGCGTTTCTACCATATGAAAGCATTGAATTCTTACTAGACGTCAGTGCACCTATACCAGTGAATATACCATCTACTCTTACCTTTCTTTCCAGGGCTTCTAAGTAGATAGACTCACTCTCATTTTTAAGTTTAAGCTTATCATATGAGTGTGTAACTTCTAGGTTCTTTAAATGTCTAGCATACTCTTTATAACGTATAAAGTCTTGTAATACCTGCACTTGAATTTCACGTGCTATATCCCCAAAAGTCTCAACTACATCATTATCTGAGTTTTCCTCTGTAACCAATAAGTCCTTACCTATATATGGAGCTAAAAGTTCCTCACTCAATTGAACTGAACCTCCTACTCCACCATACTTGGTAATCAAAGAGGCTATTATATCTTTATCAGACTTGTACGCCTCTACGCCGTACGGTAATGACATTGCTGCCTGAGATTGATTCTCATTCTTAAGTGCAAAATACTCAAACAGTATTGGTTGAGACATAAAAGCCAATGCAGTTTCCAAGGGAAGTCCAATTGTCTCTAATGCCATGTGTACTGGGGCCCCTTCTTTACCTGCATTCACGTAAGTAACAAAAGGATCTTTCTCACCATCGACATACCCTGAGATATATTGCTGCATTAAAGAGTTAATTGTAACATCCGATCTGTACGTGTAAGTTTTAGATATAGAATATGAAGGGTCTACCTCCGAGAAATTGAACACTACTCCGGCGTCTTTATTGAAGGCCATGTTCACCCTCTGTAATTTAGCTACGTGAGTAGAACTAGAGGCTACAATACCTGTACCCCCAATAGTTTGATTCATTATGAACTCTGTACTAATAAGGTTATCAAGACTTAACATATCTACTAGGTCCTTTTTAACCCTCTCGTCCCCAACCCAGTCTTCTTTGTTGACCAGTTTATCAATTTTATATGCAATATCCTTTAAAGTAAAGGCCCCAACAGGGGTTATAAGTTGATCAAACGATAATGGATGCTTAAGAATATCGCGCATAATGTTTTGCACTTGATTCTGCATGTACTTCTTAGTCTGAACATCTTTACTTGTAAGCTTGAAGAATCTATCATGTAATAGTCTATCTTTTTCGGCTAACCTTTCCATAATGTCTAACTGGAACATCCTAGCGTTAGACATTGACCCGCCTTCAAATATTGTGTGAGGAGCTGAAATAGCTCTATCTAAGAAATCATCACGTAACTTATCTATAGCTCTATAAGCTGCAGCTTTATCAACAGGATTGATTATATTACTAGCTGTCTCTTTTTTCTCTTTTAACTTCTCTTTAAACGCCTTAACCTCAGGCACTTGCGCGTAATCCTTAAACAAAGACTCTACCGCAGACTTACTACTGTAAATCTCAGTTAAATCTTTTATGTGCTCTAGAGCTTTATTTGTAGGGAATGTCTTAAAGAATAGTGACTTATAATTATCTAAGTCTGTCTTTCTAAGGTACTCAACATCTTCTACAGTAGCAGTTGAGGGATCTATACGACGCATAGGTTGCAACGTATCTCCTACCAACTCAACGTTTGGAAGATATAAAGTTAATTTATCAATATCAAAATCGGCCCCAGACTTCGCTACAATTTCAGAAGGTACAATAATGGTAGACCCCATACCAACCGGTAGGAAATCAACTATCTTTATGTACTCAATAGAGTTATACCCCTCTGTAGGAATACGGAAACCAATGGCCTCTCTAACCTCATCTGTTAGTTTTATGTATTCAGGAATATCTTCACCATAAAACTCTTTAAAAGCGTGTGGCATGTATACCTCCATAGCAAGAGTGTCTGCTGTTCTTAAGAACTCAGCTCTTGCTTCTGGTGACATCTTTTGTAGGTCCGAATCAGATATATCTTTCCTGTAAGCTTTAAGCTTTCTTAAGGCTTGAATTTCTGCAGACGCATTAGACTGCTTCATCGCCTTGTTGTCTATCTGTAGACCAAAGTTAGATTGTAATACTACCATCTCACCTCTCATCTTACGTCTAACAATTGAGCTAGTTATAATAGAGGTAACAATAGTTTCTAATCTAGACTTCTCAAACGATTGATTCATCAAGTTCATATCCCCATCAAATACTGTAAGGATGGTCTCTTTCATAGTATCAGAAATCTCTCTCCTAGACATCTCATCAAGGATGGTGTCTCTCATCAACTCTCTGGACAATTGCTTATCCAGTAAAAGGAAAGTTTTATCACTAGGAGAATATTGGTATCCAAGCTTGATAGCTAGAACCTGTGTCTCCCTCTCTATAAGTTCACCATGTAATCTGTGGTATCGATCTCCTGCCTCTTCCCAAGACTCCTCTGATGAGAAAGGCATAGCCTTGTATTTCTCATTAAGTATAGATGTTCCGGTCTCCTCATTTATACCGTCAAAGATGTTGTTTAACATCATTGCCATACTCTGAGTTCCAACAGGAACTTCACTACCCCTCTTATCTTTAGGGGCCATTTGAACTCCAAAATACTGAAGTGGGTACGATTGAACCGCTGTAGTATCTTGTAGTGGTGCGTACGACCCATCTTCAGATATGTAGTCATCAAACTTTAGCTGAGAATTCATCTTAGCTCCAATCTTAGTGGTTGATTCACTAACAACATAATCTAAGTTATTAGTGTTCATGTCCTCATACAAAGCATCAAGTACAGTTGTATTTGTATTGCCATCTAATACCTTTGATAGATTAGGGTGAATAGGGAACAATGCGAACTTGTTACCCACTCTAAAGTCAATTCCATCTTCTAGTGCCTGAGCAATAACTTGAGGCTTGATAGGGCTTAAAATACCCACATCTGCTGTTGAAGCTGTACCATTTATAACTGCGTGGTATGCAGCCTCTTCAGTTTTACCCCAAGAGTCTGTAAGTAATCTTACTCTTCGATAGAAATCTAAATGTATCATACCTCCACCATCAAACACTTCCATGCCTTTTTCTCCGTGAGAGTATTGACCAGGAATCCCAGTCTTACCTTCTTCATACTTACCGTATGTATCTTCAACTATACCTATAAGAGCTTCATTCGCTTTTAGAGCTTTTAGAGTCTCTATGTATTGGTATGTGTAAGCTGAAACTTCTGTAACTTCCT